GATCCCCTTCAGGTCGCAGCCGCTCAGGTCGAGGTACCCGCCGATCGTCGTCGGCAGCGTGATCCCCTTCAGGTCGCAGCCGCTCAGGTAGAGGGAGAGCTTTGGAATCGCCTTGTAGAACGCCATGGGAATGTCGCCGTTGACGGCGATGATCCGGGCTCGTTGAACCTTGACCTTATCGTCGCCGACCCGGACGTGCTTGCCTTCCGTCTCACACAGTTCGATTCGCGTTCCCTTATTACTGTATCCGGATGCCATCGGGGACTGTCCAAAGAGGCCGCCATTGTCGCATCGGGGCGAGGTGTAGGATTTCTTCGTCCATAAGGGGCATTCGGTCCACTCCCCGATCGGCTCCCACTTGAAGCCGTCGTATCCCACCCCGTCGTTAGACAGACGGATCATGAAATCTCCGGTTAAGATCAGTTCCTTGATCTTCGCCTTTGTCAGAATCTTCCCGGGCATCTATGTGGTCTCCTTTTCGGTTTTCTTCATGACCCGCTTCCGCGCGGCCGCCACGCGCGCGGCCAGCCCCTCGGACACGTCGTGCTTCACGTCCACCCGGCTCTTCCACTTGTCCCTCTGCCGATTCGTCAGCCAGAAGATCGCAGCCTGGACGTCCGGGGGGAATTTCTCCGTGTACGGGACCCGGGTCGTTTTCCCTGTTTGAGGATGCACGACGATCTTCACCGCCTTGTGGCTGAAACCGCGCGCGCGCTCGTACAAACTCTCACCAACCGTGGCGTCGGCGATTACTTTGCCGCTTCTCAAACTTTGTATAAATTCCGAATGCTTTCGTTTCCACAGGTTTAAGGTTTCGACGGAGATGCTGAAAAAATCAGCGATTTCTTTATCCGTCGCCCCCAGTAGTGCGAGCTTGCGAGCCTCGTTGCAATACTCCTTTTTGTATAAAGTTGGCCTTCCGCGCTTTTGCTGGGAGGATTCACCCTGTTTCCTTTTTACATTCGCCATCTTTACTCCCCTTCCTTGACCGTCAAATTCTCTTTTTGGTATCTACGACGATCCCCAATAAATATTCCCGGGCTAACGATCCGCATCGAGATCCCGCCGCCCGCCGTTTTTTCGCCATCCCATCCGGCGCGCGATTTCCGCCTGCGCGGTCGCCACGCGCTCCATGTCCGGCTCGACGTATCCCATCGTCGTCTTCGAATCCTTGTGCCGCAACGCACGTTGAATATCGGTCAGCGGTACCCCCAACTCGGCCAGCGACGATGCGAACGTACCCCGCAGCCGGTGGGGGCTGACTCCCGGCGTTCCGCAGGCATCGTTCGCCCGCAGGATCACCTTGCGCGTGGCTCCGGGGCTGTACGATCCGCCCCTGGGCGATTCGACGATCAGGCCTTCGGCCTCCGCCAGCGGCGTCAAGTATTCGACGAGCCAGTCCGGCACCGGCACCGGATCGGCCTCCTTCCCCTTCGTGATCCCGGGGGTGTAGGTCTTCCGGCCAGGGCTGTACCACTCCCACCGGGCGGTGAGCGCCTCGCGCTCCCGCAGGCCGATCCCAACCATCAGGCGGATCGCGGTGGCGATCCCAACGCGCGCTCCGGCCGTCTGGTCCACCGCGGTCAGCCACGCCATGAGTTTCTCCACGGGCAGGATCGCCCGGGGTTTCTTCTGGAGCTTGATCATCTTCACCTGCCAGGGGATCTCGGAGATCACCTTCCGAGTCAGTGCCCATCGGAACAGTAGCTTCAGGATCCGGAACCACAGGTTCACCGTCGCCGGCGCGCGGTCCACCATGTGGAGGTTCCGGGCGGATTCGACGTCCTCCGTCCGGATCCGGTCGATCGGCCGGTCCCCCAGGCCGTACAGGTACGCCCGTGAGAAGGTCGTAACCGACCGTCGGTGAGAGTCGGAGACCACAAGCTCGTGAACTGTGATCCACTCCCGGGCCAACTCTCCCAGGGTGGGGACCGCCTTCTCGCCGCTGTACTCCCTCCAGGCGATCCGCTCGGCCTTCCCTTGATCCCAGGTGCCCGTGCTGCGCTGGATGCGCATCCCGCCGCGTTGGAACCGGTAGTGCCAGACTGCGCCGACCCGGAAGATCGCCGGGCCCGGGGACTTCTTCACGGCGCCGCCGTTTCCTGGGCGCTTCTCGCAGGGTCCGTCTCCGCAGGATCAAGCCCCGCAGGGGTCCAGGACGTCGCCGGGATCTTCGGCGCCCGCTTTCCACTGCGCAGGCGATCGATCACGAACCGCCGATCCTCCTGGCGCGCCCTCATCTCGTCGTCGGTGAAGAGTTCCAGACGCCCCTTCCAACGCTTGATCGACGGGCACGACGTGTACCCGGGACGGTCCTCGTACGCCCGGTCGCATTGCGGGCAGCCGAACAGCGTGGAGTACCCGCTGATCTCGATGCTGACGAACCCGTCCCAGCACGCCTTGACCCAACACAGGTCGACCGCCCACTCATCGAGCGTCTGCCGACGGGAGCCCCTACTTTCGTGAACTGTTCCGTGCGGCTTCTCTAAGGGCATCGTTTTCCTTTCTCCGGATCGTGGACGCCAGCCAGTTGCGAAATCCCTTGGCGAGCTTCTTGTGACGCTTGGCCCCAGCCTGCACCGACCACCAGGCGATATAGGCCCGAAGGTCGTCGAGGATGTAGATCTTCTGCCCCGAGGATTCGGACCATGCGTTCAACCGTTTCCAGTAGGCGGGGTCGTTCAGATCGGTTTCGAGGACCTGCAGTTCTTCAAGGACTTCCCGTACTCGAATCAGCCCGTTTTCCCACGAGGCCACGGCGGCGAGTTTCTTCGACGCCGTGGAAGGGTGTTGACGTAGATCTTTAGGTTCTAATGCAGATCCAGATGCCGATGCCGATGCTTGGGCATCATCCGGGCACCGTCCGGGCATACCCCCGGGCAATGCCCCGGGCAATGCCCCGGGCATACCCTTGGGTATCTTCCTGGAATACTTTTTCTCTTCCCAACGGGCCTTGGCCCCGAGTTTCGCCTTCCGTGTTTGCTCCTCCAGGAAGGTCCTCCTGGCCACAAGTTCCCGTTCGGTTCGGCTGTTGATGAGGCAACCGTCCTCCTTCTGGAAAAACCGCCCCACCACGAAGTCGACCGCCGACCTCTCCGCAGCCGTGGAGGCGCGGCAAATCCGGTACAGGCGCTGGGGGTCGCAGGAGAGTTTCTCCTCCGAGTAGTAGTGGTCCAGGAGCCGGCGGTACGCGCCGTCCTCGGTCATGGAGAGATCGCCGGTGTCCCGCAGATAATCGCCCGGGAACCAACGGTAATACCCGTCGCTTCGAACTCCGTCCGCCATCCTGACCCCTCTTTTTAAGCCTTCCACGCCTTTCGAATCAAATACTGTCCTTTGAGCGGCCACAGGTAACGGACGATCGTCCACCCCTTGGATAGGTACGACTTCAGTTCGTGCGCCACTACGCGCAGGTAGAGGGTGACGGTCATCAGATCAGCCCGCTCAACGCCAGCCTCATTTCCTCGGCCACAAGAGAGCGGCGCTGGAGGTCCGACGTCATCCTTTCCCAGGGGATCCACCGGGTGTTTAGGCAACTCCAAGGGGCCCTGGCGATAATGCCGAACCGAAGGAGATCCGGGTCGATCTGCGCTTCTCCATGACAGAGGAACAGCGCCAGTCCCGGGCGGGTAGCAGGGAAGAATTGGATCGCCAACGGCAGGATCCACTCCGGCGCCGGCGTGGGAGCTCCACAGATCGGACAGGGCTTCACCACGTCACCACGTAGTTGAGGGTCGCCGCGGCAGCCCAGTAGACGGCCATCCGCCACTCCGACCACCCCTTGGTTGCGTAGACGATCGATGCGGCCACGGAGAGGACGATCATGATCGTCGGAAAAATCTTCATCACGCCAGGGCACGCAACTGTTCGAGGGCGGTATCGAACCGGGCGACCTGGTCCAGCGCCGCGGTGCGCCGCGCTTCGAGCTCTGTGATCACCGCGGCGAATGCGCCGTTCCCCCCGGCACTACGCGGCGCGGCCACGGTGCGCTCCGCTTTGGCACGAGACTTGATGGGGGGGGTAGCGGATGATTTCTTCGCCGGCGACGAGATTGCAGCCCCCGGGATCGCGTAGACCGTCTTCCGCCCGTCCTGGGCAATCACGATCTTTTTCTCTTCCTCGAGCTCCTTGACGATCTCCCGTAGTTGCTCCGCGTTGACCGTCGGGACCCGCTGCAGGATCGGCGTAGATACGCACGCGCCGAACTTCTGGATGACGGCGAACACCCTCTCCTTCGGCTCCATCTTCTCCGGCACGGCGGCCTCCTTTTTGGCTGGTACGGTCTTTGAATTGAACTGCGCCGGCGGCACCGCGATATGCTCCGGCTCCTGGGCTCCCTCAAGGCGCTTGCGGCGCATCGCGCAGGAGTAGCATTCGTTCCGGTCGTATTCCCGCGTCATCAACTCGGTTCGCTGCTTCTGCAACGACAGACACGCCTCTTGTCTGCCCGGGGCTGCAAAAGGGCACGTCATACCCTGTTTTTCCCACGCTTCTTCGCCGACCGGGGCGGGACGATCAGCCCCAGGGCATGCGCGAATTCCTCGATCGAGAAATGCAAGGCGGGGATGTTCACCAGCGGGTGCCAGGCGCGAAGCGAGATCCGGCGCCGGTTGCCCTTGCAGGTGGATTCGAGTGCGCACCCGACAGGGTCGGAGGACGGAGCTCCCAGGCGGATCATTTTTTCAAGTCCTCCACGGCCCGCAGGAGCGTCGGCAGCATGGCCTCCACCGCCGACAGCGCGCGGCCACGGCGAGTTTCTTCGTCGGAGAGGAACTGGTCGACCAGCCAGTAGATGATTAGGTGGCCCGTCGGCGCCGTGGTCCGGATCAGGTCGGGCAGTTTCTCCGCGGGGAAGCGCCTTCCGTCTGACCCGGAAAGGATTTGTGTCAGTTCCGGAGGGCTCATATCGAGATCCGCCGCGATATGCTTGGCGGGCTTGCCACAGGAATACACGACGTGGGTAATCACTTCTTTCATGGTGTCGAACCGCGGCGGGTCGAAAGACAGGGTCATCTGCATCGAAGGGGCCACCGTTAACCTCTGTGAATCGAATTAACTCGCGTTAACACTCAGATCCATGGCAAAAAAAAGAGGTATGAAAACGCATCATTGCCCGCCACTCGAAGCCTTCCGAGGATTCTCCGGAAAGAGAACTTCATCTCGCGTAACTGCACCGTCAGAGATCCGTTCCCACACCAGAGCCTCTTCGGGTTTCCAGGGCCTTTCGCCGTTAAGTTTCATCGAAAAAGCCTGCTGCGTTATGCCGAATTCCGGGGCCAGGCCGACCTGGGTGACCCCGGTTTCTTTCATCCACTCCAGCGGCGCTGCCATAGGATCACCTCCAGTTCGGCTTATACAACATAACGTGATTATCAGTCAAGCTAATATCACGATCTGTTGGCTTGAATGACACAACGGGGCGTGATACGTGAAGTTATGAACAAGACCATCGGGGAGAAAATAAAGGAATTACGCGACGAGAAGGGATGGTCCCAGGAGGAGCTGGGGAATCGCCTGGGCGTCAAACAGCAGACGATCGCAATGTATGAATCCGGCACGCGATTCCCGCGGAGCACCTATAAAAAGCTGCCCAGCATTTTTGGAAAACCGTTGTCGTATTTTTTCGGGGAAGCCGAGACGACAGGTGGAACGCTCCCCTTTGCCGTCCGAATTCTTGATCCCTACTCTTTCCGGGAATCAGAGCTGCGCGCCAGGGAGGTGGAATACCAGGCCGTCCCGGTCTACGAAGCGCCCGTGATCGGCGGCCCGGCGGAAGAGGTGCAATCGGAGCGGGCAAAAGGGATCTGCTTCATCCCGGCCAAGGTGTTGAGGGGGAAAAACCCGGCGCGCCTTGGCTGTTTCGAGGTGAAAGGCGAAAGTATGATGCCGGTCGTCCGGCGCGGAGCGACGGTGTGCGTGGACCTGGCGACCCGGCCGGAGCGGTTCGGATCAACGCCTGCCAGGGCCCCGCGGAAATCCATCTGGATCGTCCGGAAAGATGGCGGGCTCGTCATAAAATACATCCGGATCAAGGATGGTGTGATAATCTTGGTGTCGGCGAATCCTGTGGAGGATATTGAGGTGGTTACCAGCCCGGATGTAATTGTGGGGAGGGTAATATACATTGGTCAAGCAACATAAGATTAGAATTATCCTTATTTCTACCATTACAGCGATAGGATCGTTTAATATAGTAAATGCCGATATGTTTTCCCCTTCACTGGTTTGCTTTAAACCATCAAAACCATATGTCTTTAACACGCAATGGGATGTAGATAGCTATAATGATAGTGTCCGTAGATATAAAATGTGCATAGAAAGCTTTATATATGATCAAAAAAAAGAAAGAGAACGGCACCAAGAAGCCATCAATGATGCCATTGAAGAGTGGAATAATTTCGTTAATTATAATAGGTAATATCTAACTATGGCGGCAATATAATGTTCATATCATACATTGCCGAATCCTTTGGGTATTCCCTTCTAATCGTATTTCTGTCTTATTGGATTATCGAAAGAGCCATCAAAAAACACAAGAAAAACAATAAGCATATCGCGGCGGTGTTTGTGTCTGTGGTATTATCTCTTGCTGTTTTAATATATTCCGTGGACCTTACAGAACATAGGTATGTAAAACTTCTGGCCACCATATCGATGACGATCGTATTTTATTTCATGTATAAATTCAAAAAAGACGCCGTGTAAAACCTATAAGGAATCGGTTTTCATCCAACAACCCTCCTGGGTTGTTTTTTTACCCCCTCGTACAACATTGCGCGATATTTCCCCTTGACACCCTATCACGTACTGTTGTATATCTTCCCTCAGCATCGCCGCTCCTTGACCTCCAGTACGCACGGCCCGAGTGGTTTCGACTGCTGGCACCGTGTGGAACGAGGAACCGGAGAGGCGGTACCAGCAAGGGCGCGGCTACGCAGAAGGCCGCTTAAATGCCGTGACTTCTGGACGGCGGCCACCGCAAACGGATCTTTGAAAGTGCTGGCGGGTGGGAGCAACGAAAGTCTCCACCGGTACCGATCCTGACGGGCCGCGAGGGCAAATCTCAGGATTCCCTCATCCGTTCAATGGCCGCCGAAATGCCGTGTCATCGGTCAGCCCGCAAGGGTGCGGAAATGGTCCCGCCAGCACGCACGAAAGGGGCGGAGGGTGCCCCGCTGCAATGCGGGCTCAAACGGGATACCAGAGCCCTCCGCCCCCCCCACTATCGGTCCCGGCGTCCGATCCGGCAAGAGCGAGGCCCCCGGAGGGCGCTTCGAACGCCCCGCCGGGACCACAACGAAAGGAGGACATCGCATGACCGTCGACCTCGGAATGAAGATGGTACGCCTGAGGGTGTCCGCGGCGGAAGCCAAGGACGACGCCCGGATCCTGGAGTTGCGGAAAAAGCGCAGGGAAGAGCTGCTCGCGGAGGCCCGTGAGGATACCAGGCCGCGCGGCTCCTTCGTCGTAACCTGGTTCCGCGGACGGCGAACGATCGCAGCGCTGTAATGCGCCTCTACCTCGTCGACGTCGAGTGGAGCCACAAGGGGGACCGGTACGAGAAGAAGGCGCACGAGCGGGTGAGCGCCTCCTCCGCGGCCGCGGCCGTAGGGGCGGCGCTGCGGGAGACGAGAAAGAAACACCGGGGTTCCCTGCGGGAGATCCCCGGCGCCAGGTTCCATATCACCATCACGGTTATCGGGAGGGAAGAGTGATGGCCTCTCCTCTTCTCATCGACCAGCCGGACGACGAATATATCCGTATGCCGTCCGGCCTCCTGCTTCCCCGGGATGTCGCCGAAGCGGAGGTTCGGAAATGGAACCGGTTGACGTGCGTCGATCTTTTCGCCGGGTGCGGCGGGTTTTCCCTTGGGATGATCCGCGCCGGGTTCCACGTGCTGGCCGGGATGGACAACGACGCCACCGCGGCGATCACGTACACCTACAACCTCGGCGCATACCCTGGTTTCCAGTTCCACTTCGCTTCCGATGAAGACGCCGCCCGTCTGGAAAAGGAGATGGCCAAGAACCTCAAGACGACCAAGGAGGGCGTCACCTACCTCAAGGGAGAATTCGGCGATAAGATCCCGTTCCATGCCGGCGCCGCGTACATGGCTCACACGTCGTACCGGACCGACTTAGGACCGGAACTTCCCGTCCCCCACTTCTTTTTCGGCGACGTCAGGAAATTCACGGGGAAGCAGATCCTGAAGGCCATCGGCTTGGAGATCGGAGAACTGGACTGTATCGTCGGCGGTCCGCCATGCCAGGGATTCACGCACGCCAACGCCAAGCGAAATGTCATGGATCCCCGCAACTCCCTGGTCTTCGAGTTCGCGCGGCTGGTCTGCGAGATCCGCCCGAAGACCATGGTCATGGAGAACGTCCCGGGGATCCTCAACATGGTGACCCCCGAAGGGGTTCCGGTTATGGACCAGCTTTGCCGTGTCCTGGAAGACGGCGGATTCGGGAACGTGGACGGGTTCCGTCAGTCGCTGGAACAGCAATCCGGACGGATCGGGCTCTTCCGGGGGTCGAAGAAGAAGGGCCGCAAGTCCATCGAGGACGACAAACCAAAACCCGAGCCTGCACAGCAAATATTATTCGGAAGGAGCGCCTGATGGCCGTCATCCGCTGCGTGAAGTGCAACATCGACGATCGCCGCGACTTCAAGGTCTTCTACCCCGCGGGGGACGAGGAGTATTTCGACGGCGACCCCTGCCCCAGATGCAGGAACCCGCTGGAGTTGGATCCGGAGGAGACATGACTGAACCCCGCCCCTACCTGACGTTCGGCGAGGCGGTCCTGTACAGCCGAATCCCCCGCCGGACGCTCCGGGAGCTGCTCTCCACCGGACAGATCCCCTCCCGGAAGTTCCCCGGGAAGGTCGTGATTGCCAAGGAGGCGATCGACCGGTACATGACCGACGCACCGGAGCTGCCGGAATCGGTGTTGCGGAGATTAGCTCCTGGGCGGTAGAATCCGCGACATGCGCGTCGACCCCCGCCTCTGGAAGCGGTACAACGGCGTCTACTACGCCGTCCTGCCCGGAGATCTCCGGCACTCCCTCAAGACCAGCGACAAGGACGAGGCCAAGAAACTCTTCCACCTGTTCTGCCGGGACTGGATGACCGGGAAGTTGGCCGCCATTGAAGGGGCGAAGAACGTCAAGCTCGGGGCGTTCCGGACGGAGTACCTTAAATCCCGCAAGTCCCGGGCCGACTCCACCCTGCGCAACGACAAGGCCGTCCTCGACCACCTGGTGGCCGCCTTCGGCGTCAACCGGACTCTGCGGTCCCTGACCGTCCGGGAGCTCGAGCGGTTCAAGACCGGGCTCCTCGAGGGGGTGTCAGCCGGGACCGTGAACGGCTACCTGCGCCACCTTCGAGGGGCCTTCTCCACGGCGCTGCGCTGGGAGTACATCCTCCGGAACCCGGCGACCTCCGTGCCGTTCGAGCTCGAGCCGGAGCGCGAAGCGCCGCCCGTCATCGAGGAGGTCCTCGAGGGCATCCTTGCGAAAGCCACCGAGCAGGAGAGCCGGGTCTTCCGGATCCTGCTCTACACGGGCCTGCGGCCGTTCGAGTTGTGCAAACTGACGTACGGCCATGTGGTGGGCGGGGTGATCCGGGTGGCGGGCAAGCGGGGCCGGATCCGGGTGATCCCGGTCATGGGGGAGTGCAAGCAACTCCTGGGGGAGGGGAAGCCGACCGTCCACGTGATCCCATGGCGCCATCCGGTGACCCTATCCCACAAGTTCCGCTTGGTGGCCGACGCGGCCGGCTACAAGAACGTCCGGCTCTACGACCTGCGGCACACCTTCGGGACGGTCATGGTCCTTGCGGGCGTGGACCCGTTCCACGTGAGCAAGCTCATGGGGCATACATCCATCACGACGACGCAGCGTTACGTGACGGTGACCCGGAAGCACCTGGAGCTCGCGGTGGGGAAGGCGGACGGGATGTTCGGGGGGAAGGGAACGGGCAACTCCGCCGGGTGATCCGGGAGCGTTATTCTGACAGATTCCATGACATATAATTGCAAGTATCCGAATCAATTCAACCGCTTTTGCCATTCGTAATCAGCAGGTCGTCGGTTCAATCCCGACCGCCGGCTCCATTCAAGAACAACAAGTTACCGGATTACCTGCAAAGTTCCACGGGGCACCCCTTGGACCAAGTGCGACCATCCGCGACCATCCGGGGCCATTTTGTCAGGGTTTTCATGACAGATTTCTGACAGGCAGCCTCGATCGATCCTGAGCCATCCTCGCGCGAAATCCGGTAGTCCCGCTCGCCCCCCTCCTACGGCTCGCCGGAGGTAGAGATCGTGGCACAGGGGCAGGAAGCGGCGGCAGGCGGGGAATGGATGAAAGAGGGGAAGGTTACATCCTGAACGCCCCGCCCGTATCCTCCGGAAAGTCGTTCATGTTCATCGCCTGATCCGGGTGGTTGATGTTGTGCTGCGTTCCCATTGCGATGATCTTCCTGATGACCCACATCTGCCGGTTCACGATCAAGTCCAGCCGGTTCGCGTGGTCCTTGATGGCGAACTTTACGCCAAAGTAGGCGCCTCCACCGGCGATCGTTGCGGATGCGAGCGGGATTCCGGCGTGTAAGATCAGGTCATACAGAACAGGATTCAACCCGGTGTCCACCCTTCGGTTTTTATCGAAACGGCTCCCACCTAACCCGGATCGACGCTGCGCCCTTCACCGATCCGGCCTCTTCCATCCACGCTTCCGCCCTGGCTCCGACATGGACGTTCCCCAGGCGGAGCGGCAGCCAGGTCACCTGGGCGTCGAGCTGCTTCCCACCGATCCCATACCCTCCTTCAAGTTCGATCCGCTTCCAGTTCCCTTCCTTCCACGGCAACCCCAGGAACTTCTCCCGCTGCGGATCCTGGAAGATCTTGACGGTCCCGTCCGGCAGGAGGTACGCCCGGGTGTAGGTCTCGCCCCGGGACGGCGGGACGACCTGCGTGTCCGCCAGTTCCACCTTCCGGACGACGTTATCCGGACCCGCGGCGGGGGATATTGCCGGGACTTTCGCTTGTTCCTCGGGAGGCAGGTCCTCCACGGGGGTCGTGGCCACGGGCCGGACGGTAACTCGAGGCTTCGGTTTCCCGGTCTTTGCCGCATGTGCCATCGCGGGGGTCTGGTTCCCCTGGTAGACGCTCCCGCCGTTCTGCGTCTGGACAGGGACCTGCGCGGCATGAGTCTTCACCGGGCGAAAATAGCGCCAGTAGATCGCGTATCCTCCGGCAGAGAGCGATAGCAAGATCAGCGTCAGGAGGAAGAGGACAATCCAGCGGGACATTCCGGTCTTTTCCTGCACCACCACGACGGCGTGGCCCTTCGCGTCGTCCACCGCCGATCCCACCGCTTGCGCGGCGGCCTCCGCCTTTGACGCGATCTTCTTCGTCAGCCACGTTCTCCACGACATGCGGCCTCCTACGGCAGTTGATTCGCCGCCATGTTCGCGTCGTACCTGCACTCGACGTCCGGCGTCTCCATCGTGCAGTTGTCCCGGAAGTGCTGGCAGGGCTCGTGCATCGTGCCGGGTCCGACGACGATGAAGAAGCAGGGACGCCTCTCCGGAAGCGGACATTCCTCGGTGGAGAACGCCACCACCATCGGGTTCGACTGGCTTTCGTCTTCCTTGATCTGTTTCGGGTCGAGTTTCAACGCTTCTCTCCCGCGTCTCCAGGCGACGCCTTGACACCGGTTGCGTCCACTCCAGAGGCCACCGTGTTCGGTGGCTTCCCCTGCTCGCTGTTCAGTTTCGACGCGATCAAGAACCCTAAGGTATGCTTTCCGAGAAGGACAGTGGTGATCATGAACAGCACTCCGTTCAACCCCCACCACCAGTCGGGAACGCGGAACCAGTCGAAGATCGAGTGGAACCACGCCATCAGCATCGTGTTCAGGACGAGGAACGCGACGAGAGCCAGCGGATTCACGTCGAAGGCGTTGATGAAGTCCCGGAGCGCCCGGCAGAAGGTTCCCCACCGGTTGTCCGCGAATCCGTTGTTTCGGTCGGCTGGCATGGCGTTTCCTCCTTTTCGTCGTGCATCATCTTCACGTGCCTCACGAATACATCCCACGGCATCCAGGCGTTATGCAGGCCGCAGAGAGCCCGGGATCTCACGCCGGGTAACCCTCGTTGTCCTGCACGTGTCCCAGGTCCTTGTGGACTCCATGGCCGTCCACGATGCCGTGCTGCAACCCGTGCTTCTCGCAGATACCCCCGAACTCCATGAAGTCCGGGATCCCGTCGGCGTCGATGTCGGCTTTCAGATCGAACGGCCCCGGCATCCTGAACGCGAAATCCACCGCCCGACGTTCCGTGTGCTTCGAGCGTCGTGTCCAGGTGACCTTCGGCCCGGGAGTGGTCCTCCCCTTCGCCCACAGACCGTCCTGGTCCGCTTGCGATCGGTAGGTGCAGACCTCGAACACCGGGTTCGGATGCGTCGCGTTCCATTCGTCCCGGGCCGCGCAATACTTCGCTTTCGTGCCGGGGAGCAGGTTGTCAAGAGAACGCGACGCCATCTACCACCCCTCCTGGTCCGCCCACGCATCGAATTCCTCACAGGCAAGGATGCACAGCCATCGCCACCGGCAGGAATTGCACATGACTATCTCCATGCAAAAATCACCCGAATGCGATTAGGGTGTTTTCCAATAGGCTTTGCCGCCTGTGTTGTCCCACGCAATAACTTGACCTTCCGTTGGAACTCCATAAACGGTATAGAATGGAGTCCACGTTCCCGGACTTCCAGCAATGGTACACAGCCATCCAGCGACATCTCCTTGCCACGGATCGGTATTTATAACCAATTCTCCGAGGGAATGGGTAATAGTGTTGTCTGTCGGGGCATCGGTAGCGAATGAAATAGACATTCCTGGTGAATTATTTACGTTTATTGTAATATCCGCATTCGGAGTCGTAGGGTTTTTAGCTATGTTGCTATAAATATGCCCCCAAACTGTATTGCCTGAAATGTACGCCTTCGACGTACCGAAATCATTTCCGTTCCTTATCCCAAACGATTGACCACCGGTAGTTCCAGGAAACACGGTATTGTTTTGAATGATAAAGGTCGCCGCTCCATCGAAATAGATGCCAATGCTATCCGCCGTCGCAGTGTCGCTTACAGTATTATTGGATATTGTGATTCTTGAATTAACATTGTTTACCAATCCTACGATCCCATGCCCGCCTTGGGTTTTGTAGACATGGTTGGAATCAATGATATGGCCCAACTGTACCGGGAACGCCGGATCATCCTCATTGATAAAGATACCGTAGTTTACTTCTCCTGGCGAGGATGTACCGGATCTGTAAACCTTATTGCCTTGTACTAACAGCGAGTATGTAGCGTTGTCTCCGCTACTGCCTCCAACTGCGATACCGTGACGATAAGAATTGTCGATATAATTATTTATTATTGATCCGAAGGAACCAGATCCGCTGATTCCATTCATAGAATAACCATTAAGTATCCAATTATTCCTTATCATTGAACCATAAGACTTTGAAACTCCTGTTTCACCTCCACCAACAATAGTATTATATTCAATTAAGGCATAATTTGATTTAGTGGCTGGTCCTACGAGAATGTTTTCCGCACCGAATTGAGATATATTCAGTTTCCTTGCCTTAAAATAGTTACAACTCTCCACGACGATGGCACTTGTCCCCGGGGTAAATGCTTGCCTTGTCGCATAAGGTCCTATAATAGATCCGGGGCCTTCTACAGAAACATCGGTGATCTTCGCTCCCTCAACATCATAGATATAGGTTGCCGGGTAAACATTGATTAACCCGCCAGCGCCGTTAAATGGTGCTGTTGTAAGATTATCTGCAGAAACGGATTTTATTTTCCCTTGTATGATGAGATGCACGTTTGAATATCTCATGTGTAAGCGATTAGTTAGGATAGTCAAATTAAACGGAACAATTATGATCCCTCCGTCCGCTACGCCTGCATCATCCAAGGCTTGCTGAATATAAGTAGTGTATTCCACGGAACCGTCAGTAACATATCCCTTTGGAAGGTATGCCGTCACATCCCTCCAGGGGTATTCCTTGACGACCAGGTCCTTGATGACGGGCGCCACCGCCCATCCAGGAAGGGTCGGCAGAACAGAGAAGTAGAAAATCAGCGCCAGCAGAGCGGAGAATCGTTTCATCGTATGCCCCCTCAAACCGGATTCGCGGAAATGAAGCCCCAGGCGTACGCGGCCCCACCGATGGTCACCCATCCCATGTTGCCGCCGACCTCGAAGGCCGAATTAAATCGGATGAAATTATCCCCCACAGCAACAGGATCTGGAGGGGTAGTCCCCCAATCGTAGTTTCCGGTCAGTACGCCCGACAGCGAGAAGAGGGAGTTCTTTAAGCCCGTCAGGTTGTCCTTCCAGACGAGCGCCTGCCCGGCGGCCGGATCCGGGACTGTGAGGTTCTCTTTCGTGGACGTGACGGGAAGTGTCAGCGCGCGGCCGAGAATCTCCTGGAGCTCCTGGATGAGCATCGTGGCCTTGTCGGCCATTGCCTCCACATCGCCCTCGTAGAAGGTCCCGCCGGCGCCCAGGTCGGTTCCCTGCGTTTTCGGGGAGGATCGGAGCAGGATGATCGGCGCATCGGAGGCAGGGATCGAGGCGGCGACGAACGTGACGTTCCCTCCGGATTCCGACCCCGCACTGGATACCGTGTAGTCGACCCCGAGGGATTTAAGTATCCCGGACACGTACACCTTGATATCCGAGGCCGCCAGGATCATGAAGGTGTACGGGTAGGCAGCCAGCGACCCGTTTCCGGTGTACTCGATCCTGTTGGTGGTCGTTGAGATCGTCATGGCACATCTCCCTGGGACTGGAAATGAAAAAGCCCCAAAAAGGGGCTGGTGCGGTTGAGCGTCTGGACGTCTTTGAAGCTACTTCTTCCGGTAGAACATCAGGTTCCGCATCGCCTGGGCGGCGGACTCGGGATCCTCGCCTTCCATCAGGTTCCAGACGTACCGGCCGGTGATCTTCGCCTGACCCGTCGGCAACCCAACGCCGTACCCGATCAGATCCACCACGGGCAGCAGGAGGTCTTCCGGATCCCGTTCGTCTTCCGCCACTTTCAGCACCCCGGTGGCCACGCGCTTGAGCGCCGAGCCGAACCCCGCTACCGGCGTCATCTGGTATTCACGGCCCGATTCCACCGCGTTGGCGATGTCCCGGATGCCGGGCAGCGACAGGAACGGGAAAATCGCCAGCTTGCGCAGCAGCCACTGCCACTCCTCCTCGTCATCGTCCGGCCCCCGGCCGGCCAGGAGCTCACCGGCCAGCGCGGGAACGATCCACATCGACAGCGCACCGACCGCGAGGTCACCCGCCGTATACGACTTTCCCGCCAGCGGATCCCGCGAGGATTTCCCCTTCTCGCCGAGCCGGATCTGCATCGCCTCGTCGGCCTGCGCGTTGTACATGACGTTGAAGTAGGAGTAGAACATCGTGAACAGCTTCCAGAACGTCTCTTTCCGCTGGACGGCCGCCAGGTCCTTCGCACCGCCCGCTGGGTTGGAGAGTCGCACCGTCCGATCCGCCAGGTGGATCGCGTCCGTCTCCGACAGCCCGGAAGACAGCGCCTGATCGTACGCTCCCAGCCAGGTCGGCACCGCCGCCGCCATGTCCACAACGGCGATCCCCCGCATGGCCGCCCGCTGTACGCCTGGCAGCACGCCTTTCTTCCCCATGAGTTGTCTTCCCAGATCCCGCAGGTCCCGGTCCAGGTTGCGCTCCCGGTGCCGCATCTCCCCGGATTTCTCCTGGACGAACCGCCGGGCCTCCGCGGGGTTGCTTAAGAATCGGGCGTACGCTTTCCCGAGGTGCTTTCCCTTCACCCGCCGGAACGACTGGACGATGTCCAGCGCTTGGGCGACGACGGTCGTGACCTTGAATCCCATGGCGACGATCGTGGCGTTCATCCGCAGGCGATCGACGAACCGGTTCAGCGCTTCCGTCCCCGTCGGCGGCGCCTGGCGGTCGGTGGCCACCGACGCCAGCCACAGGTTCAGCATCCGGTAGTACGGCGCTCCCATCGTCTCGGTGACCGTGTCCCGCAGCGCCTGCGTCTGCAACAACCGCCACGCCTGTACGATCGCCTCCCGGTGCGTCAGGTCGTGGATCACCGTGGCGAAGTGCTGCGGGATCACCTCCAACGACAGCAGGATCGGCCCCCGGTAGGTGGTGCGCTCCTTGGTGTGCCCCTTCTCGGTAGCCGCCCGGACGTACGCTCCCTCGAAAAGGTTGTTTCCCTGGGCGTCGACCTGTTTCGCGCCCGCGACGGATTTCTCGGAGTCGTAGACCGCGGGGTAGTATCCGCCCCGCAAGGTCACCGTTTCCCCGTCGTTGAGCGTCATCGTGAACTGCCGGGCGGCGACTTTCTTCGGCTCCAGCCCCGTCATGCGCTTCTGCAGGGCGGCGATCTCCGGCCACATCCCCTCGATGGCGTCCCAGACCTGCTGGACGAACTGCCAATCCCGGGCCGTCAAATGCGACAGCACCTCTTGGAGTTGGTCCTCGCTCCACCCCCGGCCGCCCAGCAGCTTGTCGAGGTTGCTCTCGTTGCCGGTGTTCAACGCCGCGGCGACGATCGCCTGCCGGGTCAGGTCCTCCCCCAGGCTCTCGATCCGGATCTTTTCCTTGAGCGCCTTGAACCCGCCGGATTCCTTGGCGTACGCATCGAACAGCTCCGCCAGCTGCTTCGTGTAGCGCATCGTCAGGTCGCCTTCCAGCGCCTGCGCGTCCGCGATCGGCTGGAAAATGTAGGTGTTCCACGGCCCCGTGATGTCCTTGCCGTCCGCCCATTCCACGAACTGCTCGGTTTTCAGCAGCGCGACGTGGAACTGCGTGAGCCGGTCTCCCGCGCGCTCGATCACCGACCGCGTCTCCCGGTCGATCGGAGACTTCTTGCCGGGCCCGATGTTCTCGTGGAGGGCGACGATCATTCCGGAGACCGCCTCGTTGAACGATACCTGCGACTGCGCACCCAGCAGCCGCCCCTGCTGCCGGGCCAGGTGCTCGATGTTTTTCAAGGCGTCCCGCAGGTCCCGAAGCTGGCTCAGCTTCAACTCCCGGTAGTTGACTTGCCTGGCGTTGTACAGAATCACGGGCGGGATGTCGGGCTCCAGTCCCTGCCGCTCCTGTTCCTGCGCCCACTCGACCAGGGATTTACGCTCCTCGATCGCCTTGTTGGTGACAGCCCTAAACTCGTACTGCTCCAGGAGTCCGTTGACCTGCGCCAGGTAATCCCCGCCGGCCTTCCCGATCCGCTCCTGCCCCGTGGCCGCCAGCAGGCTTTGCACGTACCGGTAGACGACGTCGACCTCGCCCTGGGCCTTGCGAGCTTCGAGGTACAGGTAATGGTTCAGGAGCTGCTTCTTCTTCTCCTGCCCCGCTTTTTCCCAGTTGTCCTTCGCCGCGGCGTCGAACGCCTTCTTGCCGGATTTCTGCTCGGCCCGCAGGTAGAGCTCCGGATGCAGGGACATCACGCTCTTTCCATCGATCGTCTTTCGGGCCGCTTCCCTAAACGCCGCGATCGGCGGGATGGAGGCCTCCATTTCACGGCGCAGGTCCCGGTTCTGCGCGTCCGACCGACGCTGTCCCTGGTCTACCGCCGCCCGGGTAGCGAGGTCTTTGCGGCGGATCGCCCGCAGTTCCGCCCGCAGCACTTTTCCCGTCTCGTCGTTGTGGACGGCGTCGATCGCGCTTTCCGCGATCGTCCCGTCGTTCAACAGGTCCCCGTACCCTTCCTTCATCCGGCGGTCGGTTTCCTGATGGATCCACTCCTGCCGCGTGGGAGCTTCCTGCAGCTGCCGGATCATCTCCGCTCCGGAGGCAAACCCGAACATCTCCGCCACCAGGTCCGGATGCATGCCGTCTTTCGCCGTCATCTTCCGGAACCACTTCGGAGGCAGGCGGTCGACGAACTCCTGGCCGTAGGCGTCGACGAACGCCTGACGCGACAGCTTGATCGGAGTGGCCGGGGTGGAACCGTCCAGCAGTTCCCCGTGGGTGAGCAGGTGGTAGACCTGGAAGACCGAGTTCTGCTTGCTCGCCTCCGAAACCTGCGCCTCCACGCGCTCCCGATCCTGCTTCCAGAGGGCGGTCTTCTCCCGGGTGAACTCCACCACCAGGTCCCGCTCGAGGGTTTCCCGGGCGGCGATGGAGGCTTTTTCCGCGTCCGCGCGCAGGGCGTCGAACTCGGCCTGCGTCATGCCGGCGGCTTCCGCCGTGGCGAAGAGCGGCGTCCGGAGCATCCGGCTTTCCGCCGCAGAGATCTCCTCGTCCGTGGCCACCAACCGATCGAACACGCCGCGGATCTCGGGAGACAGCTTCACTCCCAAGCGGGAGATCTCCCGATAGACCTGCACCAGCCACGCCTTGAACCGCTGGAAGGTCGACGCCAGCTCCGCGGACGGCGCCTTCCCCTCCATGAGATACGCCTCGACGGACCGGGCGAACGACTCGTGCGCCTCCGAAGGAATGGCTACTCCAGGAGCAACAGCCCCGATCCCCAGGTGCTCCGCGATCAGCTTCCAGTCGTCCCGAAGCTGTTGCGAAGCGCCCTCGGCGCCGGCGTCCGCCCGCAGCTCCTCCAGCCAGGCGTGGCCGGTCTCGTGCAGGAAGGTCGAGAGATTCGCCTTCTCGAGCAGGCCGATCTCCACCTCACCGGCCGGGCCGAATCGGACGAACCCACGCTTCTCCTTTCCGCCCTCCTGGAAATGCCCCCACTTCGCCGCCTCCCGGGCGATCTCGTACTCCGTCACGCCTCCCGGGGTGAGCCGCACGCCGCGTGTCCTTTTCGCCTCCTGATCGGCTTGAATCGCCTCCACCAGGTCGTCCAAGGAACTCGCGCCTTCCCGCAGGTACCCTTCCTCCACAAGCGACTGCAGCATGGTGTCCCAGCCGATCGTCTCGCCTTTTTTTAGCTTCCGCTTCGTCGTAAAAAACGGCGTGAGGCCGTTTTCCGATGCCTGAATGCCGCGAAGCTCCGCTTCGGACGCCAGCAACCGCCCTCCCTTTCCTAACCTCTCCAACAGGGGAGCTCCCGCCTCGTATTTCTTCCCACGGTACTTCTTATCGATCAGGTCTTCCGCAAGTGCCTTCCATTGCGGGCTCTTCCGGATCTCTTCGCTCGATCCGTCAATGTCCGGGAACTCGTACGCCCCGTGTTTTTCCGCTCCTGTAATCTTCACCGCACGTTCCTGGAACAGATCGTACGCATCCACCCCGAGGCGCTGCGCCCTTGTGCGGTACCGGACCTGCCACAGCGTCGCCTCCCGGGCCGCCACATCCGGCGCGCGGCCGGCGGCGGTCAGCTGCGCCAGCACGTCTTCGTACACCTTCCGATCCGACCCCTGCGCGGGCTCGTCCGCCATCCCCTGGTCGACGAGCTCCGTCATGCGCGTGGAGAGGTCCTCCCGGTACGTACCCTCCTCCCGGGCCGTCATCTCTCCCTGCCGCAGCCGCACATCCTGCGCAAGCCCTGCGTGATGCTCGGTCCCCGCGAGGACCTCCACATACCTCCCCAGCGGGATGACCAGGTCGGAGCCGGTCGCGAGGGCCTCCCGGTACTGGGCGGGATCGGGTAACACCTGGGCGGCCGCCTCGGCGGGATCGATTCCCTTGCTCTGGAAGTAGGTCGACCACTCCTCCGCCGGGATGTAGACGTTCTCCACGGGCCCGTCGGCGGTGACGTGGTCGACGAACTCCCTCAACTTGTCCGGCAGCCGCTTCAGAAGCTTCGAGTTGCCCGATGCCTCCCCGAGCGCCGCCATCAGGTCCCGGTTCCGGGACGCCACGGAGTTCATCTCCAGCCGGTCGGCCGCGCGCGCGGCGTAGTGGCCTGCCACTCCCTGCGCGCCTGCGGCGCCGATCGTGACAATGGCGGTGTCGACCACCTGTGCGGCGACGTCCGCAATCGTCATGTCCGGCTGCAGGTTCAACTTGTCCTTGGCGGCCCCCCAGAGGGTGTTGATCTCCTCCCCGCCGAGCTCGCCGACGAGGAACTGGAGGGCGACCCGGAACGCGGGCCGGGCCACCTTCTCCGGATTGTAGAGGACGTCCAGCCCCATCTTCTCCGTGATCCCCTCCATCGCCTTCGTGGAGAGGGCGAGCAGGGCGGCGTACGGCTCGCTGTAGCCGGCGTCGGTGTGTTTCCGGTATTCGCCCTCGGATCCCAGGCCGAACATCGCCAGGGCGGCCCCCTGGCCGGCGATGCCGAACGGCATGGAGAGGACCGACGATCCGATGCTCTCCCCGATCTGCCCGGCGTAATCGGCAGCGGTACCCGGCGCACGCTTTCCCGCGATCCGATCGGCTTCTCCCCTCCAGTAGTCGGTGGCGATCCTCGGGGCCCGGGCGAGGTTTCCCAGCAGCTCGGAGCCGGTGAGTTGCGCGCCCGCATTGAGGAAGGGGGTCAAGAGGATATCCCCTGTCTCCGCCAGTCCCGCGGAGAGGCGTGAGGGAGAGGACTTCAAGCCCCGGCCGAAGGCCGAAGGAACACCCTGAAGGTCCGGCGCGCCCCGGCCCATCATGTCGACGATCCCCTCGATCCCGGAGAGCGTTTCGATGTCGTCGTGTGCTACGCGGGCGTTCTCCGGATTGGAAAGCCACGACGTAGCCTTCGGAGAGGTCCGAGGCAGATCCCTAACCGCGGGCGAGCTCAGCAGCGACCGGCGAGCGGTCTCTTCCTTGAATTCCGGCACCCAGTCGGCGGGGATCCCCGTACGCCGGGAGAGATCCAGCGACCGCGCTTCCTCGTCCGGGTTTTTCTCGGCGGACATGGACAGGGAGCGTGTCAGGCCAGCTTCCGACTGCAGGCCCTGCTCGAGCTCGTCGAGTCCGGCGGTGTATTCCCGCAGCCCCATCTACTTCTCCCTCATCCGGAGGTAGAGCTCGAAGACGTTCTCGTCGGTTACAGGCAACCCGCGAGCGGACAGATCCCCAGCGATCTTCTCCCGATCCGCCTTCGGGATGAAAACGTTCCCGGGATACTGGACGTCGAACATACGTTTCTTTGTGGTCGTCCTCCCGAGATCGACGTTTAAGAAGGACTTACGGACCGAGACGTCCACCTCCACCAGGCCCCGCTTCAGCAGCTTCGCTTTTTCCTCGCGGGTCAACACCCGCTTCTTGGCCTGCTGCTCCGCTTCGATTGCGTTCTCCACTTGGTACTTGATCTCCCCCAGGATCGGATGGTTATCCTTCTTCTCCGGCTTGATCCCGTACTCCCGGGCCCAGTGGTTTAAATCATCCTGGTCGATCTTCGCCTCGGGCAGCTTCCCGGGTTTGTCGAAGTTGCGCTTCGTCGCCATCAGCTTGTCGGTGAGCTCCACCCCCAGGGACGGGTACAGGGCGGTGATCGCGTTGTCCGTCATGCCGTCGAGGACCTCCGGCTGGGAGTATCGCCAGTACAGCTCGTGCTGGGCCGCTTTGCGGCCCGGATCCTCTTCGACACGCCGCTTCATCGTCCAGGAGCGATCCTCGAGGTGTTCCTTCACCAGCCGCTGCGTGTTGCCGTCCAGCGCGGCGTACTCCGGAGAGGCGACGATCCGCGCGATCCCCGACCCGGACAGGGATGCCTTCCAGACGCTGGACAGATTCGCGTCCCGGCGCTCCTTCGATCCCTTGTCGTGGGCCTGGACCTTTTCTTTAAGGGATGCGATCGCCAGGTGGGACTTCTGGGGGTCCCCGGAGAACTTGACCTCCAGCGCACGGACCATCAGATCCTCGTTGATAGGATCCTCGTCGCGCTTGGGCCCGAACTGTTCCCACACCGCCGTGCTCGCCGCCGAGGCGTCCACCGCCTGAAACCGGTTCACCGCGTACCGCCGGATATCCTCCAGCCGTATCGGATCGACGGTGTCCTTGTAAAACCCCTCCTTGTAATTGGAGAGGAACCGGTCGGGCTCCTGATCCGCCATCTGCATGGCGAGTGTGGTGTAGATCTTCTCCCGGGCCGTCCGCTGTACCTTCCCGGCGTGCTCCGCCGACCAGATCCCGCCGGAGACCGCACCCGCCACCGCCGAATTGATATCCCCTTCGGCTTTGATCAGACCTTCCGAACCGGTCGCGGAGGTGGCCGCATTGACGTTCTGGTCGATGCTCTTCTCCAGCGCTCCGCGTGCGAAATCTACCGTCAACTCCCGGGCCTTGTGGCGGGCGTCCAGCAGGTACCGGTCCTTGGCCGAGGATACGTGCGAGAGCAGCGCCCCTTTCAGCGTCGGATCGGAGATCCCGGACAGCGCCTCGGTGGAGGCCTCCTCGATCCCCTTCTTCGCACGGTCGAAGTAGGTCCGGTGATCCGGATCCTGCTCCAGGGAATCCGCGAGCTGCCCCATCCTATCCGTCAACTGCCCCTTCCTGGTTACGAACTCCCCCAGCCGGGCGGCGTCCCCGACTTTCTTCTCCGCGTCGAGGTTGATATCCGCCATGGCGCCGGCAAGGCTTTCCAGCCCCCGAGCGATCGGCATGCCTTCGGACGCCGGTAAGGTCGGCCCTCGATCGATCACCGCGGGCGCCGCCTTCGAGGTGTAGGTGGGGATCTGTATCGGCATCCGATCAGCCCTTGAAGGAGGCGGCGTTCTTTTTCGACTGATACGACATCATGCCTCCCGCTCCTTCCAGGATCGAACCAAGCAGCGCCTGATCGCCCGCCGACCGCAAGGAATCCGCCCGGGACTTGTACACCTCTCCCGTCCTCTCCGTGTTCTGCCGCGCGATCAGGACGTCCAGTTCCGTCTCCCGGGCGGCCTGCAGGTACGCCTTCAGCGGGGAGCCTTCGTTCACGTCCACTCCCATGGCCCCGGCCTGGTTGCGGATCTTCGACAGGAGCGCTCCCTGCTCCAGCCTCATCCCACGTTCCTGGAAGTACCCCTGGATTCGCGCCGCATTTGCGTTGTCTTCCTCGGTCGCGGCGCTCTTATCGGCGGCGCTTTTCTTCGCGATGCCTCCCAGTAAAGACGCGCCCGCCATCATCAGTAGTGGCCACATATCATTCCCCCACGTCGAGTGTTCCGGTGATCGCCATCAGGGTAAAGGGCAACGGCAGCGTCTGCTTGATGGTCAGGATGCCGTTTCTGTCCGTTCCCAGCTTCGGAGTCTGTACGTCGCCGGTGAACAGCGCCGTCGCGGAGTTCAAGGGATCCGATCCGGAACGCGCGGGAAGGGCTTTCCCGTTGA